ACCATCTCCCCTTGCAGGATTAATGCCGCCTCCCGGAAGCAACCCACTGGCACTGTGATATTCAAGATGATTCAGATACATGTCTGGGTTTTCCCAGTCAATAACGTACTGCTTCCGCTTATTCAGCTCTGACAGAAGCTCATTTACTGTCGTTATCAGTTCCATTGTCGGCAGGAGCTTCAACTCCATTTGATTCAACATCTAACGGGCACCTCCCATCTATTAGAAGCTCCAACAAGAAATCCTTGATTATTCTGAGACTTTCACGACTTTCTTTCTCATAAAATGGATCAAAAGATACATTCTGATATAAATCCCATTTAAATTTGTTTTTGGGAAGGCAAATATCTTTCTGCCTTTTGAGTCCAAATACGCTCATGCCATAAAATGAATAGTTGAATGTGGCACTTGCTGTCGGAACTTCATTACGAACTCTTTTACAAAGTTCGTAAATTTCATCAATCTCTTTCTCGAACATCTTCTTATCCTCCTTATTTCCTACTGCCAGTCTGCTTTCATCTGGCGCACTGCCCATGCTGCCGAGATACCGAAAAAGATGTTTAGCCAGATAGGTATATCCACATATTTCCCGGCAAGCATACAAACAGCAATTAGCATATACTCTTTCATTTTATTTCATTTCTCCTGCAATCCACGCAAGGTTGCTTGCCACCAGCGCGGCGGCTGTCACAATCCACGTCGTGAACCTGATTCTTCTCTTCAAAACACATACTGAATGTTGACCTCGCGGATTTTTTCCTCCGCATCCTGTTTTATCTCTTGATTCTAAGTTCTTTTTGACTTTTTCTTACTTTCTTCGACAATTTCAGTCGCAAGTGCTACTTCGATGTCAGCCCATGTTGGCTGATTTTCGTTTCTAATTTCACTCATATCTAGCTAATTTCTCCTTACTTGTTCTTATTTTGTCTTTACAATTAGCAGATAGAGAACTATAATGTATCTATCCACTAAGGCACTTTAGTGGGTGCAAAGCTCCGGGGCGGAGGTGTCAGCTCCCTCCGGGGCACTCACTTATTGAGAGCTTCTTTGCCTTTCCAGACATGACCGGTCACTTCATAGACTTTCCTAGGGCTTATGATGTATGTGATCCTGCCACCGGAAAGACTTTTAGCTGGCTTGTTATTCTGGATAGCTATGCCGATTGGCAACCATCCATACACAATCCCTGCTCGGATTGCTGTAATGGGAAGTCCGATCAACTGACTCGCATCGGCTACAGTCATATTCTCTGAAGAGAACTCCGGCATCTGTGGAATGCCTGATATAATTCTTGCAACCTCTGCGGCGAACTGATGGACTTCTGCATTTTCTTTGATGTAAGTATCAACTTCGCTCATTTTATGTTCCTTTCTTATTTTCTTTTCAGAAAAACTTTCCGTCTTTCCGTCAACCTATTGTATTTCCTTTCCCCTCTACCTATAATGCATTTACAGGCACCGACATGCCAAGTATAACGAAAGGGGAATTATATGGTTGAAACAATTACACGACTGTATCATTGCCACAAGATTCACAAACACGTGAACGTTTGTGAAGAGTATGAGGTTTCTGATAACGGTCGCCGCCTACTGCGGTGTTCATGTCCATATCATCAATACACGGAAATGAAGCCGCACTGTGATGGGTATAATGACCATGGTTTTCAATGTGGTTACGCAAAAAATCAATAACCAGGCTCACTAACTCATCTGGTCGTTCACTGGGCGATAGGTAACAATAAAGCCGTAGGTCACATTTGCAACAGTCTCCACCAGATTCTTTGCAGTGCTGACTGACGGCTTTGTTAAATTGTAATGCGTCCATTTACACTCCTTTCTTGCCTTCTTTCTGGTCAGAATCATCTTTTTTCTCAGAAAAACTTTCTGTCTTCCCGAGAATGTAACCCTTGTCAAACTCTGACATATTAGGAATTGCGTCTTTCAGCTTTTCAACGATTCTTTTTTCTTTTTCAGACAATGCACTCACTCCTTTCTTGTGGTATACTCCCAGTAGATGGGAGGTGTTGATGTGATTACTAAATTTCAGTGTAAAATACTGAAAAAAGCTCTGCGGAATAAAGGTTTTAACGCTGATGGACCGCGTGAAACAGATGCCACAAGATATCTTTTCGAGAAAAAGTATCTAAAGCGTTCCAGAGATGGGAAACATGAATATGAGATTACCCAAGAGGGAGAAGTTGCTATAAAAGTATACTTCCAAGATATTTCTCGATTCTGGATAACCACTGTTCTGTCCATCATTGCGCTGATTACTGGGCTTTTCTCAATCTCTATACAATCAGAGCCACTATTGCAATTATTAGAGAAATTATTGAAATAACTGCTAAAACGTGTGTGTCGGTAGATAGCGAATCTACATAATGTGTATACATTTGTAATAATTCCTTTACCGAAAATTCAACATCTACCTGCTCACACGGCTCTTTTGGAAAGATACAGTCCACATCTACCGTTCCCCCAAAAGGAATCGGCTCACCAGGTTCTAACTCTCTTTTCTCTGGCATTTTCAAGTCGCCTTTTTCTCCTGTCAGAACAGCTTCCTTTATTTTGTTGGTCTGGTCTTGTAAATCCCAGAAACGCTCACTGAGCTTTCTTATAGCTTCATCGGTTTCTTTTTTGTATCTGCTCAAATTTGTTTCACCTCCTTGTTTCTTAACTTAGTTCAAGTATACATTAACCAAGTTGATATGTCAAGAACATTTTTAACTTAGTTAATTTTCTTCTTGATTATTCTTAACTATATGGTATAATAACCATAAAAGGAGGTGAGGAAATGAGCATGAGCGAAAGAATACTGGAAATAATAAATCGTTTAGGTATTTCCAAAACAGATTTCGCAAATACGCTAAAGGTAACGCCTGCATATATCTCTAAATTGATCAACAAAGGGACTATGCCAAGTGACAGACTGATAGATGATATTTGTGAAAAATACGGGATTGCTGAAGAATGGCTCAGAACAGGAAAAGGAAGTATGTTCGTTCCAAAGAGTAAAGATGAAGAAATTGCAGAAATGCTTGCGGACATACAGAAATCCGGCGAAGATTCATTCAGACACCGTCTTGTATCTGCATTAGCCAGATTGGACGATGATGGATGGGATAAACTTGAAGAGCTGATTGACATGATTTCCAACAAGTAAAAAAAGAAAGACAAGGGCAATGCGCAAACCCTTGTCTTTTTCTTTGCTATCCTATTAATCTTTTTATGTATGCGTATATCGTTTTTAGCCAGTGAATATTATCACATTTTTCTATTAGTTCAATAATCTCTTTCTTATAATCCATAATAGCCCTCCCTGTCACAATTACCACCTACACTACAGTATATGTCCGGCTGTGGGAAATAGAACCGAACATTAGTTCGTTTTTTGCTATTATACCACCAATTCCGATTCTTGGCAACTGCCAATGATATACATGAACTTTCGTTATGTCATACATGAACTTTACAATCTCAAAGAAAATTATGCTTTTGCAGAGAAAAAATGCGAGATCGCAAACTTTTCCGCTGCCATCGTCTGTATGTGAATACTTCTGGACAGAATGGTCCTGATATACCATATACGAATGAACTATCTGCATATCTTTCTGATTATTATTGAATATTATCTTTTGCGGAACATGCACGAGACTAAATACCTTATAGATCAGCAAGAGAAGTACAAAGCACTTAAAACATTTCTTTTTCATCTAAATCACTCTATTTCATTCTAAATCTTTACAACGCGTTCTCAAAATGATAAAATAAAAATACCACATATAACCGTACTTTACATAACATTGCAAAAACAGCGGTACAAAATACACAATCCGCATGAAAAGTGCGAAGCGTGGCGAATAAAGCTATTAGGAGGAGCAATTCTATGAGTAAGAAGAAGGGCGGAAAACTTAAATGGGTAGTTCTGGCAGTTGTCGCAATCGGCGTCATCGGTGCCGTTGGCGGAAATTCGGATTCAGGTACTACATCCACTTCCAGTACATCCACAAAGGCAGAGTCTGCAAAAGAAACCGACACACCTGCACCAATTGAATACACACCCGTATCAGTCAACGATATGATGTCTCAGCTTGATGATAACGCACTGGGAGCATCTGATAAATACAAAGGGCAGTACTTAGAAATCACTGGCAGACTTGGAACTATTGATTCGTCTGGAAAATACATTTCCCTCTATCCTGATGATGAATATGCAATAATTGGCGTTCAGTGTCAGATTAAAAATGATGAGCAACGCTCAAAAGTCGCATCAATGGCAAAAGGCGATACAGTTACACTAAAAGGAAAATGCACAACTGTCGGAGAAGTTCTTGGATATTCGGTTGACATTGAAGAAATAGAATAAATAAAAACCGCCCCGGTATTGGCGTACCGAGACGGCTACATCTCCGAAGAGATGCTATATTCTGGCAAAACATATTGTATCATCTTCGGAGCAGTCGAACAAGACAGAAAATTTGTTCGGCTGTTATTTTTATACTCAAACAACCGTTTAAAGAAAAGAGGAATAAAAATGGCGAAGAAAAGAAAGAAATATCCAAAATTGCCGAATAGCTTCGGCTCTATCCGGTATCTTGGCAAGAATCGGTGGAAAGAATAAACAGGGAATAAGA